CACAAGTGATGCGTTTCAGTTGGTGCCGAAACGGACGTATGTCTAATGGCTTTCGCTCTAGGTAAACATTCTTACGGCGTTTGTGATCGTTGTGGGTTTAGAGCCAGATACTTAGACCTCCGTATGGAGTGGACAGGTTTTAAAGTTTGTCCAGAGTGTTTTGAACCAAAGCATCCACAGTTAGAACCACCTAGACAAGGGACAGATCCTGAAGCATTAAGACAAGCGCGTCCTGAAGTTTCCTTACCTCAGTCTCAACTGGGGTTGGTTAGAACAACTGGGCCGAGCAATACTACTGACAGTGGAGTTAACGTCGGAGGACAACCTTTATCTGTAGTAGATCCTATAGGAACTAAATTCGAAGGAGTATCAGGCACAGGTGAGATAGGAACAGTTACGGTGACAACATCATGAGTTTTACGTTAGCTACTTTAAAATCTACTGTTCAAGATTATTGCGAAACTTCTGAAACTACTTTCGTTGCAGACTTAGATACTTTTATAAAAGAGTCTGAAGAAAGGATTCTTAAGAATGTTGAGCTTCCTGTTTTTAGAAAAAACGTTACTGGTTCTGCAGCCAGCAGTAATACCTATCTAAGCACACCAACTGATTTTTTAGCCCCATATAGTTTGGCTGTAATTTCTAGCAGTGTTTACAGCTACCTTTTGTTCAAACACGTTAGTTTTATTAGAGAATTGCACTATAAATATCGACCAGCTTCATTGACTACTACTTCAGGAACAGATACTACATGGCTATCAAGTAATGCTCCTGATGCTTTGTTATATGGCACTTTAGTTGAAGCAGCTACGTTTCTAAAAATCCCTGAAGAAGTTGCTCAATATGAGCAGCGTTTTGTTCAAGCAATAAATAGTTTGAAAAATTTAGGGCAAGGATACGGTTCAAGAGATGAGTATCGTTATGACATTGCTAAAGGATAACGAAGATGTTAGTTGAAGCTCCTAACATGGAAGTTGGTAATGTTTTAGTTACTACAACTAAAAACAAAGGTCACTCTATAGAATTTTGGGCTGACTCTGCTGCAAATAGGATTGTGAGTGTTGGAGGAAATTGTCATCCTTTAATCGCTCAACAAGCAGAGGCGTTTAAAGAGGATGTTAAAAAGGTTGTTGCTTTTTATTTAGCTGAAGCAGTAAAAAGTGATAGAACTACTCTAATTGCTGAATTAGAAAATCAAGGCCATCAAGATATGGCTGATATATTAAGGAGACTGTAATGGCTATTACAACAGCTATGTGCACTAGCTTTAAAAAAGAACTTTTAGAGGCTGTTCACAATTTTAAAAACACAGGTGGTAGTACGTTTAATCTTGCGCTGTACACAAGCTCAGCAGATTTGAGTGCGAGTACAACTGCGTACACCACCTCTAATGAAGTATCTGGTACTGGATATACTGCGAAAGGTGCATCTCTAACAAGAGTTGACCCTAGTACGTCTGGCACAACGGCGCTTACAGATTTTAGTGATCTTACTTTTAGCAGTAGCTCAATCACAGCACGTGGATGTCTGATATTCAATGACAGTGCTAGTGGCGATCCTGCTGTATGTGCTTTAGATTTCGGTGGTGATAAAACTTCTAGTTCTGGCGATTTTACTGTTCAGTTTCCTACGGCTGATGCGAGTAACGCAATTATCCGCATAGCTTAGAGATAATATGTGGCAAACGTTACTGGCTGGGGTAGAGGCACTTGGGGCGAAGATGCGTGGGGTGAGCCAGACCTTATTGAGGTCACAGGCGTTTCTGCCACGGGTGCGGTTGGGTCTGTTACAGTCTCGGCAGACGCTAACGCCACGGTTACAGGTGTTGCAGGAACGAGTGCGGTTGGGTCTGTCACAATCTCGACAGATGCTAATGTCTCTGTTACAGGTGTTGCAGGAACAGGGTCGGTCGGTTCGGTCACGGTTTCAGCGGATTCGAACGTCAGTGTCACAGGCGTTTCCGGCACGGGTAGTGTTGGTTCTGTCACAGCCAGTGGAACCGCAAACGTTTCTGTCACAGGAGTTTCAGGAACAGGCGCAGTCGGCTCCGTCACTATCGTCGAAGGTACGGGCGTCGATGTCTCGATTACGGGCGTCAGTGGGACAGGTGCTGTCGGAACGGCTACTGTATCCAGCGATGCGAATGCTAGCGTTACTGGCGTTTCTGGTACTGGATCGGTTGGAACGGTTACAGTCGCGCTGGGGATCGTCGCGTCTCCGAGCGGCGTCAGTGGGACAGGCGCGGTTGGTTCGGTCACTATATCCGGTGATGCGGTCGCTACACCGTCTGGTGTTAGTAGCACAGGCGCGGTTGGTTCGGTCACTGTATCTGGCGACGCAGCTACCAGTGTTACAGGTGTTTCGGCAACAGGTGCTGTCGGAACGGTTACGGTCGCAGTGGGTATCGTTACGTCTCCAACTGGAGTCAGTAGTACAGGTGCTGTCGGAACGGTTACGGTCGTTGGCTCAGCACTCGTCACTCCAACAGGAGTCGAAGGAACAGCAGAAACACAACAAGTCACAGTTTGGGGAATAGTAGATGATTCTCAAACTCCAAACTGGAGTAATATAGATGATAGTCAGACACCGACATGGTCTGTCGTATCAGATAGTCAAACCCCAGATTGGGAAGAGGTAGCTTAATATGGCAACTTATGTAAACGATTTACGGCTCAAAGAAATAGCCACAGGGGATGAATCAGGCACGTGGGGTGCAAGCACAAATACTAACCTCGAATTAATTGCTGAGGCATTTTCATTTGGCACGGAAGCGATCACAACGAATGCTGATACTCATACTACTACTATTGCCGATGGTAGTACTGACCCTGGCAGGAGTTTATTTCTTAAATACACTGGAACTCTTGATAGCACTTGTACCATTACTATAGGCCCAAATACCGTCAGTAAGCTGTGGCTTATAGAGAATGCCACAAGCGGATCACAGAGTATCATCATCAAGCAGGGTTCTGGTGCTACGATTACAATCCTCAATGGTCAAACTAAAGCTATCTATTCAGACGGTGCCGGATCAGGCGGCGCGATGGTTGATGCGTTTACTGATTTAGCTGCTGCAAGTTTATTTGTCGATGGTGATTTAGCCTCTAATACTTCTGGCACCTCCAACTTCCGCGCTGGTGTCAACGCTGGTAACAGCATTACTTCTGGCGGCAACTACAACGTGCTGGTGGGCGATGAAGCGGGTACGGCGCTTACTACGGGTGATAACAACGTAGCCATAGGTTTTGAGGCGTTAAAAACTGAGGATGCCAATGGAGATAACGTAGCTGTTGGTTATCAAGCTCTAAAGACCCTTAATGCTGGAGTAGATGGTTTCAACACGGGTGTGGGTTACCAAGCTGGCACAGCTATGACTACGGGAGTTGAAAACACTCTCTTGGGCGGTCTTGCAGGAGATGCTTTAACAGACGCAGATTACAACACCGCCTTGGGCTACAGGTCTTTAAGCGCAGACACCAAAGGTAGTAGGTCTGTCGCAGTTGGTCGTGAGTCTCTTTTTAATCAAAATTTCTCTACCGCTACTGATAGTTACAATGTGGCAGTCGGTTACTCGGCGGGACAACAAGTCACGACGGGCACTCAGAATACCCTCGTTGGCGGCGAAGCTGCTGACGCACTTACCGATTCGGATTTCAACGTAGCCGTGGGTTACCACGCACTGGGCGCAGACACTTTAGGCAGTAGATCTACAGCAATAGGGCATAGTGCACTTGCGGCTCAAAACTTTACTACAGCCACCAATAGTCACAACGTAGGAGTCGGATATTTTGCAGGAGCCGCAGTCACGACGGGCACTCAGAATACCCTTATTGGGGCGCTTGCTGGAGACGCACTTACAACAGGCAGTAGTAATGTGGCTTTGGGATTTCAGGCTCTTACTACCGACACTTTAGGTCAATCTTCTGTCGCCATTGGTCGCAACGCACTTATTGTGCAAAATTTCACTACTGCAACAGATTCTTTCAATGTTGCCATAGGAGACAGAGCGGCAACGTCAATCACCACGGGGCAGCAGAACACTTTAATTGGTGGCCTTGCGGGGGATGCATTAAGTGATGCGGATTTCAACGTAGCTATTGGTGTTAGCGCACTAGGTGCCGACACATTAGGCAGTCAAAGTGTTGCCATAGGTAATAGTGCGTTAGGCGCTCAAAATCTTACCACCGCTACTAATTCTTTGAATACCGCCGTAGGATTCCAAGCAGGAGCAAGTGTTACAACAGGAACGTCTCTTACTTTGATTGGAGCGCAAGCTGGTGACGCTCTTACTGATGCGGATTACAACGTAGCCGTTGGCGATTTCGCGTTGAGCGCAGATACTTTAGGTAGTCGTAGCGTAGCGATGGGACATGGATCTTTAGCTACGCAAAACTTCACGACAGCCACTGATGTTTACAATACTGCTATTGGTTATGCCTCGGGTAATAAGATTACCACGGGAACCCGCAACACAATTTTTGGCGGTCTTGCAGGGGATGCAATAACCACTGGTGACCAAAATACGGTGCTTGGGGCATTAGCTCTATCGGAAGAAACGACCGGAGAGTACTCAGTAGCAGTTGGTTATCAGGCACTTGCTGTCCAGAACAGCACAACTGGTGCCTCTATGTACAACACTGCTGTCGGGTATAAATCAGGTTTTTCGATCACCACCGGAACTCAGAACGTCCTAATGGGTGCACTCGCTGGCGATGCCATGACGACCCCAAATAACAACGTCGCAGTCGGTTTCCAAGCTCTTTCAAACGATACAACAGGCCAAAGTAACGTTGGTGTTGGCTACAATGCATTAGCTACGCAAAACAGGACTGACAGTACAAGCCAGTTCAACGTAGGGGTAGGAGCTTCTGCTGGGGAACAAATTACTTCGGGAACCCAGAACACCCTCATCGGAGGACTTGCTGGGGATGAGCTTACCGCTTCTGATTTCAACGTAGCCGTGGGCTATAGCTCTCTTTCCACAGACACTCTAGGTGCGAGGAATGTTGCTGTCGGTCACGAGGCATTAGCTTCTCAAAACTTCACTACAGCCACTACTGTTTACAACACCGCTGTGGGTATGCAGGCAGGGCGATTGATTACCGTAGGCGAGGGTAACACACTTGTCGGTGGTCTAGCTGGTGATGCGCTCACTGACGCCGATTTCAACGTGGCAGTGGGTAAGAATACGTTGAGTTCAGACACTCTAGGGTCGTTTAGTACTGCGTTAGGAATTAACTGTTTAGAGCAACAAAACTTCACTACAGCCACCAATTCTTTCAACACAGCCGTTGGAGCGTTAGCTGGCGGCGCTATTACCACGGGTGTACAGAACACAATTGTTGGGGCTAGAGCCGGTGATGCTTTTACTGATGCTGATTACAACGTAGCAATTGGCGAACAGGCACTGACCACTGACACAAAAGGCAACAGATCAGTAGCTGTTGGTTTTGGTGCGCTTGCTATACAGAACCATAGTACGTCCACCGACACTTATAATACGGCAGTCGGATCTAATGCAGGGGAACAACTTACCACAGGAACTAGCAACACTCTCATCGGTGGCCAAGCTGGGGATGCCCTTACTGATTCTGATTTCAATACAGCAATAGGCTCAGGCGCATTAAGTTCAGATACCCTTGGTGCAAGATCTGTTGCGATTGGCTCAGATGCTTTAGCTGCACAGAACCTTACAACTGCAACAAATGCTTACAATGTTGCGATTGGGGTTAATTCGGGTGCATCAGTCAGTACGGGGGTAGAGAACACTCTAATCGGCGGCCAAACAGGCGATGCTTTGACTGTAGGGGGAAGGAATACAGCCGTGGGTCGTTTGGCTTTGGGCGCAGATACTAAAGGCGCATACGCTGTTGCCATTGGTTACGCCGCCTTAGAAGCTCAAAACTTCACCACAGCCACCAATAACTACAATGTCGCTATTGGATACGAGGCGGGTAAATCAATAACCACGGGCATCCAGAACACTCTCGTGGGTGGTGCTGCTGGTGATGATCTTCAGGGCGGCAGTTTGAACGTAATTGTTGGTTATAACAATGCTTTTGCTGCACCGACTAACACGCAAGTTATTGTGCTTGGAACAAATGTGACGGGGCAAACGAACAATAACTTTACATTTGGTGCTGGATCTACAGATAGCAACATTGCATTTGGCGCTACAACAATTACTGCGCCTTCTGATGAGCGATACAAGGAAAACATTGAAAACTCCACAGCGGGGCTATCGTTTATTAACGATCTTCGCCCAGTGACTTACCAATGGAAGAAAGAGAAAGACATACCATCAGATCATAAGGCGTATGTAGAAGGATCAGAAAAGAGAGTTATGGAAAGCCAAGGTGAAATAAATCACGGCTTTATTGCTCAAGAAGTCAAAGCCGCCATAGACAATCATCCAGAGCTAAAAGATGGCTTTGGTATGTGGTCAGAAGATCCCGTAGATGGAAGGCAAAGACTGGGCGATGGTGCTTTAATTCCAATGCTCGTTAAAGCAATCCAAGAACTTTCCGCAGAAATAGAAACCCTTAAATCAGGAGGCTAACAATGGCTGAATCGGTAGAACGCTCTGACGAGCAAAAAGCACGAGACTACTCGGCAATGCTGGGCAGTGTGAGTGTAATTACTAATTGTCTTGATGATGACAACGAGTTTTGTAACGACATGACAAGTGCAGAGAAGAAAGAGCGCGTAATGCGTAGCTCTGGCTACCTGTCGTTTATGAAAGACTTGGACGATTGGGGCAGTGAGGATATGTCATCTATTGAAGCGGCAATCTCTGCTGCTGAAGCGTACAAAGCATAAGGACTACCATGAGCGAAGAAAACAAAGTCACGATTGATGGCGAAGAGTATTCATTTGAAGGTTTGACTGTAGAAACTCAAGCGAACATTGCGCGAGTTAACGAGCTACGCCGTGAAGTGTCTGCATTGCAGATCCAAGTCAACGAGCGTCAAGCTCTGTTGCAAATGTACATTCAAGCAATCTCTGACTCTGTGAAAGCAGTGGATGATGAGGAAGACGAAGCTGTCGTTCAGTAATGGCAGAAATCCAGTACATGATGCATCCCCTGCCGTCAGTGTTCTTGATGGAATTGGATATTCCAGAAGGCTTTGTTACTCAGTTAAACGAGTATCTTGATGGCCTCTTGGAACAAGAAGGGCGGCGCACAGCAGCTGATACTCTCGTTGGTCAGATCCGCGAAGGAGAACAACTTAGAATGGATTGCGATAACGAGCTTGTCGCTGGCTTTTCTGGCTTCGTGCGCACTATGGGCGTTGAGTATATCAATGCTTTCATGAAAAGTTCCGGCCAGGTGCTTGATGGCAACCGTAACGTCGAGATAGACGATCTGTGGTCAGTGCATAGCTATGCAGGAGATTACAACCCGATCCATGACCACGGCACAAAAACTATTATGGGTATTAGTTGTACGACTTGGACGAAAGTGCCACCCCAGATAGAGCAAGGGCCACGCCCAGGATCTCAGGACTACGGGTTGTATAATGCATCTGGCGAGTCTGATGGATGTCTTTGTTTCAACTATGGGCAAAGCTCACAGTGGGACAAAGAACGGCTCAAACCTACGCAAAATGTAGTGGTGCGCCCACAGGTAGGTAAGCTCTATATGTTTCCATCGTGGATGCAACACATGGTTTATCCGTTCCGAGGCGAAGGTGAACGCCGCACCGTAGCGGCCAATTTAAATTGTTTTAGAGAGGAAGCCGCATGAGTTTGATGGAGATTGTAACTACGCTTACTACGTTGTCTGTTGTCGCAAGTGCGATCTGTGCTGCTACACCGACACCGAAAGACGATGCGTTCATGGCTAAATATGTGTACCCCATAATCGAAGCTCTCGCACTCAATGTTGGCAAAGCAAAAGAATAGCAATGTGCTATTTAGTGATGGCAGAGGTTTGGGAATTGGATAAAGGCGATAAAGCGTTACAAGAAATCAACACACATGAAAGAGAGTGTGCGTTGAGATATGAGCGTATCGAAGAACGTTTGAACGATGGTTCGAAACGATTTGATAAATTAGATCGTATGCTTTATGGGATTATTGTTTTAATTATTGGGAGCATTTTGATCCCACAATTTTTAGGAGGTTGATATGTCAGATGAAGGAATCCGTGTCCCAACGTGGGCATTGCCAGCATTTCTAGCAGTTCTTTCGGGTGCCGTCGTATGGGGTGCGTCTGAAGCTAGAGCACAGGCAACACAAGAGGAAGTAGATCGTATTGAAGCAGTTGTCGAAAAGACTGTTGCCGAGGCACAAGCCACGGGAAAATTAGCAGCAGTCAATGCGACAAAAATAGAGGCTATCGTAGATTCCTTGGCGGAACAGGCCGAGACAGCGAAAGCGTCAGATCAGAAGCTTCAACAACTGATCGAAATAATGCTGAAGAACCAGAACTAAAGTACGATCCTGCCAACCCCAACCTGTTTTGTGATCTTAGGGAATGGCGCATGTTGGAATTAGTCAACCCGCCACAGTATCGCCACTGTATCGCAAAAGAGTGGATGCGGTACAACTACAGGCAGTGTGAGTATGGCGGGATGATTTATGTGCAAAATACCATGTCTCGCGTTTTAGGCACTGCACATCAACTTGACGTAGAACTACTCAGTTGGGAACTACTCAGACCCAAGGCTGTCAGAGCTCAGGCTGTAGAGAAAAAGCGTAGGCTATAATGGAAATACCACCCTTCCCAAATAGTGTGAATGCTCCACTTTACAGGCCCAAAGAGATCCATGATGCCTATAGAGTGGACTCTTTTTCGCGTGTGTCTCTTGTTCAAAAGGAAGCGGTAAGTCGCTACTTTGAGTTTATCTACGAGTTCCGCAACGGCGAGGTGCAGACCTCAATCCCAAAGGTTTTTCGGCAAGATATCGTGGATCTTAAAGCATGACGATGATGGTTTTTGTACTGATCGTTCTTGAGCGTGGGCAACCTACGGGGCAAGAGTTTTACTTTCAAGAACTTACGTCATGCCTTGAGTACAGTAACGCGCTCAATGCTCAATCGGTGGGCAAGATCAATGAGCTTTTAAGCAATAACCGATTCTTCTCCACTTATTGCGCTATCCGTGAAATACCGCAATCAGATGCGGGTACCAAGATATTCTTTCGTGATCCGAAGAAACCGGAGTGACAATGAGTCCTAAGAAATTAGAACCTAAATCAAGGTATGCTCAGTATGACCTAGACGGAGATGGGGTCGTGAGCGATGAAGAATTACAAAGAAATCAAGAACTCGTTGAAATCGAACTGCGTGAAGAAAAAGCAGATAGTCAACGCCGAATGGCTTGGGTTAGTCTCAGTAGTATGGTGGTTTTCGCTTTACTACCACTTCTGCCCTTCATTCCTGAGTCTCGTTTGTCCACTCTGGCGTCTTTGAGCGATATGTTATTTCTAAGTCAGGCTAGTATTGTAGGACTATACTTCGGCGCTACAGCGTATATGGCAAAACGATGAGTTTACTTGGATCACTTATAGGCCCAGCCACTCAGTTACTAGACAAAGTTATTGAAGACAAAGACGAAAAGAATCGTATTGCTTTCGAGTTAAGTACTCTTGCAGAGCGTCATGCTCAAGAACTTGCTAAAGGCCAGCTAGAGGTCAACAAAGTTGAGGCGGCTTCTAAATCTTTGTTTGTTGCAGGTTGG